CAGATCCAGTATTTGAACTTGTAGCAACTGCAGTTGAAGCACTTGTTGGATAAACATATAAACCTGTGCCACCCCAAACAGTCGCAAAGGTTGTAGATACTGAAGTGTTATATCCAAATTGACCTGCGGATGTAAAATTATCCACTAATCCTTTTTGAACAGGAATACCATAAGGTAAATCTATATTCTGATCATCAAACTTCGGCAATTTCTTCCCCTTCTATTGTTGGTGTACTAAACTGACCAATAGGTGCTGCTTTCGCATCTATCTCACTATCAATCGTATTAATCTTTTCATCATCATCTACTACGGCTCTAGCAATCTGTTTATCTACTTCTTTAGCAAAGGTATCTGAAGGAACACCACTAGCTTTAGCTGCTTGTAGGAATTGTAGATCACTGGCATAGTCACGCAAATTAAATGAGTCTGGGTAAATTATCTCACCATCAAATGTTTGGTTTTGCCATTCTGCAAATAGTTTCCAGATTTGTTCTTCTGCGTTCTGTAAGTAATCTGCTTTCTCACTTAATCTAGCATTTAATAATTGAAACTCTGTCTGTAAGGCTATGCCAGATTGCACTCTATCCTGAGTGGCTCTGACTGCTCCCATGTGTGTAATTCTATTAATAGCTTCTACCTTCATATTGATATTGTTCATAATGCCATCTAATGACTGGGAACTAGGTTGGATCAGATAAGGTTTTAAGTTGCTATCTAAATCCTCAGGCATCTCAATAATAGATCCTGCACCTGCACTAGCTTCTACATTAGGTGTTTTTACTAAACTAGGATGATTAGATAATCTGATTAGCTGCTCTATCTCAGAATAATCATTGTAAATAGCTTTCTGCAATTCTGCCACATCATTCAAATCAGATATACCAATACCTCTACGCTGAGATTTCTGGTTATATAAAATTACGGCAGGAACTTTGCCTAGCATATTAGGCATCTCATCTAATAGCATAGGCTTAGATGTAGAATATCCTTTGGTGTAATCTTTTACTTTGTAAGTAGTAATATCTTCATTAGTCCATACTCTAATGGTTGCTACATCATCAAATAAATCTTCTAATAGAACTAATCTGTTTAAAATATACTTACCATTTAAACTACGCTCAAAATTCCAGTTTAAGACATTCTCAGGGGTATAAAGACTGATGTATGGTCTGATGTCTAATTGTATTTCCTCTGCTCTGGTTTGTGTTTGTACGGCAGGTTTATCTAGGATTGCCCAACAAGTACCATAGATAGATGCGTTCACTTGCATTTCTCTGATCACATTGTTAAATGATCTTCCATCTAAATCTGCATCATTGATAAAACTCTCTAGCTGCGGATCACCTTGTAATGATCCATAATCTCTTGTAGGTGGAACTCTGAATAGGAATGAAGTATAAATCTGCACCACATTCTTACAGTGGTTATCTATCGGAGTATTCTCTGCTCGTTTTAAATACTCCTCATCAGTTTCTAAAATATATCTATTAAGTTGATATCCTTCTTGATAGTCCTGACCACCCAGATATGACATTAAATGGAAATGCCAATCCTTAAACTTTTCTTGATAGTGTTTATGTCTGGATGTTAAAAATTCTCTACTGTATAATGCCATTAACTCCACCTCTGGGGTTTGCTAGGTTTAAAATCCCTTCTTACAGGGTATAAATATTCCACTAAATATCCTAATGCGTCATTCATATGATCATAATTGTTATCTTTATCAGGTATGGTCGTGCCTTCCTTATAAATTTGTCTTTCAATGCTTTTTAACACATTTTTACAACTATTAGCAATAAATAAAGTTCTAACTCCATTAGCGTTCTTCAATTTAGTGTTCACTGCATTAATCCTATCTCTAATTAGTGGATGTGTATTTCTAACTCTTAAATTAAATCCTGCATTTTTCAAGATGGCTAAATCCGTCACGCCACCTGCGGATGTCTTTCTTTGCTTGGCAGCAGGATCAGGGTAAACATAGATGTGCTTATCTTTATACCTTGCATTTATCTCTTGTACTAATTCATCAGTATTGGATGAGTAAATCACTATCTCATCATGGATAATAATCTTATTGCCTATAATCTCTGATACTACGGCACTCATGGGATCAATGTTGAAGTCCATGCCTATGTGTAGTTCTGCCGTTTGAGGAGTGTATTTGTCTATGACATTCTCTTTCCTATCAAAGTTGTAATAAATCTGTCCTGCATAATTAACAAATGATGCCTGATATTCTTGTTTAAATGTTCTTTCATCCAGATCAGATTTAGCTTGTTCTATTTCTTGTTTAGATACCTGACCACCCTCTAATGTAGTGAACTGGAATGATTGCCATTGGTCGTCATCTTTCTCTCTCGTAAATAGATTGTAAGACCAGTTTCCATATCCTCTTGGAGTTCCACAGAATAGAGCAGCACCCATTCTTCCCTTATCAGATAAGGTTGGTCGCAATACTTCCGTATAGGCGTGTTCTTTGATATCCGCAAATTCATCCATCACAAGAAAATCTAATCCAACACCTCTCAGGCTATTCTCGTTATCTGCACCTCTCAGGGAAATCTCACTACCATTTTTTAAGATAATCTTCAGATCACTATGATTAATCTTGCTTACCCATTTATGTTTGACCATTCTATCTACTAGATCATTCCAAACAATGTCTTTAGCCATTCTATAAGTTGGCGCTACATACCAAACTTTCTTTTTAGGGTATCTAGCAAATTTAGCTATTTCTTGAATACATAAAAAGGTCTTACCAAATCTTCTTCCAGTAATTAATACTCGGAAACGCTTATCACATTCTAATATCTGCTTTTGAGGTTTACTTAGCGGCACTAATCAACTGACCATGCTAAAGGCTCGTTATCTTCTGCAATCAATCCACCATCAGATTGACCTAATTCATTCTTCCCTAGCCAAATAGCCATAGCTGCATTTCCCTTTTCTGCTATCTGCCATTGGATCTGTCTTAAACGCAATTTCTTTATGCTTCTGCCTTTTGTCAAATATTCGTAAAAACCATTCCTAATAGTGCCTTCACTACAATTAAAATAGTCTGCAATTTCTGTATTAGTGCATCCATATGATGCTAATTTTTGAACTTCCTCCCCTTTGATATCTAGTTTTGGTCTTGCCATGTTTTTACCTCTTTATGAGTAGAGTGTACTCTATTTTAATTTTGTACCGCAATTTGGGCAGGATTTCTCTGTCTTAATCTTGGCTACATCATCCTCTTTATCAAATGTAAAGAAATCTTCAAGTTCTTTAGTATCAAACCCTGTGATCTCTAAATCCATATTGATATCTAGCAAGTCCGTAAATTCTTTGTTTAATAAGGAAAAATCCCATTCACTATACTCATTTGTTTTGTTATCTGCTATTCTATAGGCTTTTGCTTTTTCAGGGGATAGATCAGCAATCAGCACTGGTATCTCTTTACATTCTAATATCTTAGCTGCTTCATATCTGGAATGACCTGCAACAATCACTCCTGCTCTATCTACTACGATAGGTTGCTGCCATCCAAACTGTTTAATGCTTTCTACAACTTTATTTAAATTTTTCTTTTTTCTAGGATTTCTAGCGTAAGGTTTTATATCCGTAATTGCTTTTAATTGAACATTCATCAGTGATAAGTCACTTGGGGTTGTAATTTATATCCCATAAGATCCATAACATATTGTAAACTTATTTCTGCATCTTCTTTGCTTTCAAATACACCATAATTCACATAAGCGGAATATGTGCCATCTTCATTATCTATAATGATGTAATTCTGTGGTTTTTGCATATCTGATTTACTCATTTATCAATTCAAAGATAAACATTTATTCCTATATTCCAACCATGAATGTTTACCATATTACTAATAAATCTATTCAGTTTTTTCTTGACTTGTTCAAGTTTGATCATGCTGCTCAAGGCATTGACAAGTTTGTAGAAGTAGAATTTAAAGAGCAAGATAGAGAGTGGGCTAAGATCCATTTCCTAGCCCATAAATAATCATACTGGGTTTTTCTCAATATATTCGTCAAGTTCCCTGATATAACTTACTGACCAAGATAAAGGTTTCATCCCCTTACGGCGCATATCTACATCAGAATTAAATTTCCAATCTTTCATTTCTTGATCAGAAAGCTGCTTCTCAGGTACTATCTCCATAAATATTTTCTTTGAAATAAACCTCTCTAATGCTTTATAATATTCCCCTTTTTGATTTCTGTAAGTAAGGAACTTCTCGCCTAAAGATTTTTTATCTTCATCTTTTAACTTCTTCCACTGCTGATAACTATCATACTTAGTTGATCTTCTGTCATTCTCATCAAGAACATATTTTCGCCAGAAAATATCAAACTCCTGTGTATATATATTTAGTTTATTATTAGTAGTTAGTGGTTTGTAGTTAGTGGTTAGTGGTTGGCATATGCTTGGATCATGCTCAGGCATATGCTCAGATGATGCGTTAGCATTAGGTGTTGTATTTTCATCCCTATTTGGTGTACCAAATGACTTGTTTGGAACACCCCATCTAGCAGTAGCAGCTTTCTTTGATTTATCATGTCTTTCTTTAGCTGCTTGGATTTCTTCAGAACATCTCTTATTCCTGATCTTTCCATCCTCTATTCTGATTTTCCCTTTTTTGATAAGTTCAGATTTGACCTCTGATAAATCTTCGCAAAATCCTCTGGTTGCTAGTTCCCAGATAATAGGATCATCAAATAATAGATCATCATTGGTATAAATTAAATCCTGTAGCCTTCTATAAGTTAATTCAGCTTTATAACTGAGGATCATGCACCCAGATAATTGATCATCAGGGCAATAATTGATAAATATCATTTTAGCCATTTTTACTACCTCCTGAATTATAGCAACTTATACATTTATAGATTTCTTTATGTTGATACAATCTTATTGCCATAAATTTAGTAAATTTTCTTAAACAATTTTCACATCTTATGACTACTCTTTCTTTGTTAGGTACAAATCCTCTATTGCTAACCATTAGATACCCCATATTTGCCGCCTAGCTTCTACCATTTTTGGATTATTCCAAATAAAGTCATCCACATTAGGTTGATAGATATATGCCCAGTCTTTAGGCTCATCACATAATTGTAAAACCCTATCTATGCCTTTAAGAATATTTCTGATCTCTATTTCATGTTCATCAGTAAATTCTATTTCCTCAAAGTGATGCTTTGTAGGTGTGACTACAAATAAACTGCAGTGAACTGGTTTTTGGTATTTCTGTTCTAATGCCTTTTTATAAATTAGCTGCTGCAACTTATCTGAATGATTGATCGCCATTCTACCTTTAGTCTTAAGATCAAAAATAAACATCCCTTCCTCGCCTAAATCCCAGACAAAATCAGAATAACCAATAAAGGGAATACCCTCTATTTCCACTGTTAGTTCTTCTTGGTAAGAGTGCAGGGGTTGATTACCAAATCTATTAAATAAGGCTCTACAGTTTTCGTAATACTTTGGGATCAATTTTAAGTATTTAGCTACTTCATCCTGATCATGATAATCTTTCAGAGTTTGTTGAAAATCTCTTAACTTCATTTGAGTATTATCTTCAGATTCATTTCCCATTAATAAATCTTT